AGGTATTAGACACATCGACCTATTTTTCAATTCCCTAAAACTCTCTATGCTATCTTTTGGTTTATTGGTCACACGTCCTCCCATTCTTTATCATTATCCCACTCAATTTCTTCATGCTGTTCTTTAGTTAGCCCTACTATTTCGAAACCAACTTTAATGCCGTCCAATTTACTATCGTTATCTAGATATCGAGAGTCTAACAGGTATTCCACACGCTCCAGTATATCTTTAAATGTTTTATCCTCTTGGTCTAAATAGAAATAATAATCATCATAATCATTAACACTATTTGTTTTAAGATAGAGCTTTGCTTTATTGGTCATTTAATGCCTCGATTTTTTAATTGTCTAGCTCCCCATTTTTTAAATGGTATTTTCTCTGTTAACTTACTCCATACTGAAGTGCCACAACCATGAGCTATAAATTTAATACTATATATTTCTATATTGTATTTCTTTTCAATTTCATCTAATAAATGCACGTTACTGCAATGTTTACAATTCCCCATCACTCCCCCACCACAGTAAAATCATCTGCGTAAATAAATATTGATGGTATGTTGGGGATTCTGCCGATTATGACACCGTTGTAGCGCATTTCCTTATGGCTAAACATAGGGTACTTATTATTTTCATCTAAATAAACAACACACCCTGAACCATCTATACAAGCCCATAATTCTATCTTCTCTCGTTCGGTTGGTGCTGGTTTCCAGAAATTCCTTGCGTGTTCAATCGAGTTTAAGCGTTCGCGCCCATCACCTACTCTATTGAATACATTCTCATTTGTTATAGCAATGATTTCTATCTCCAAACCATTACCACTTATATATTTCCCACCAACCTTTAGCTCTAACTCGTTATTTGTTTTCATTTCCCCTCCGTTACTTGGTTGCATTTATATTTAAACGATAACCCGTTAATATATCCGCAAACGTTATTATTCCCTATAGATAATTCCAGCTTTACACCTACAAATAAGAACATTATAAATACTGTTAATATTAAACCCCTCGTTAAATATTTCATCTACTCATCCTTCTCTAGGCTAAATATCAATCGCTTATCTACATAAACCTTAGACAAAGCCTCGCCCTCTATTTCAATTAGGAGATAAGGCATAAAGTATTTATCTATTAAGAACTGAATAATCTTAAACCTACTGACTCGTGGATTCATTTTCAATTCAAATTCTATTGTGTTCATTTCCCCTCCGTTACTTGGTTACATATAATAAAGACCTACGACCATCATTACTAATCCTAAAATTAAAAATAGATTTTCTTGACTCTCACTCATAATTACTCCCATTTCCAATAATGTATTAACAATATTGATAACACATATAAGACATTAACAATTGTTAAAACGTACAATTTCATAATAGTTCACCATCCTTTATGTCTCTTTCTAGTTTCTCTAATCGTTTCCTGGCCCTCATATCGGTTTTACGCTCATAATGTAAAGGTACTCGGAAATTATGTTCTTTCTTTTGAAGTTTACTTAATCTCTTGTACTCATCCCATTGGGCAACATCATTGCGAATATGTCCCACAAAATCACTAAGTTTACAATATCCTTGAGAGTAAATTACAAATTGAATAGCTCTAGAAATAGTAGGCTCTCTTTTGTAGTTCAAATAATTATGTAATGTTTGCCTTGTCATACCAAACTCTTTTAAAACTTGATACGTTTTGACGTTCTTATACTTCATAAAAGCAGCAAAGGGATGAAAATGTGGAAAGGGTTCATATAAATCACTCATACTCTACTCCCAAATAGTTTAAAGAAAATATAAATCAATTCATTTTCATATAGGCGATTAGTTTCTGAGCCGTATAATTTTATACCTCGACCAGAACGGTAAATGTGTACAGGTTCGTCCCAATATCTCGACCAGAGTAGAAACCTGTATTGTCTAGGACTGAAAAAATACCAATAGAAGAAATTCTCTATCTCTTCAATGTGTATATTTCTACACCCTATACCTACTGTAGTATCGGATACGTTATTAACAACGTAAGTAGTTCTCATTACCACTCCCTATAAAGTTTCTCTGACAAGATATATTCTTGCAGTAAGTAAAATGCTATTAATCTAACGTGCTGACCATCATCTAATGGGAAGTAAAAGATGTGACCATTCCTACCTCCAAAGTAAACCTCCTTCATTAATGTAAAAGCTCCCTTTAGATTTGCTCTATTCTTCACAGCTTCACACATACCTCTATATCTATTGTAGTTATTCCATAACATAATATGATTCTCTGCTTTCTCCATTCGTTCTAAAAATTCTGCTCGTTTCATACATCTAACTCCACGTAAAAAGATAATACAAATATTAGTATAAAAATTGAAGCGTAAGCCAATAGCTCACATAATATTCTAAGTGCTTTCATACTGAAAATTCCTTATAGGTTTCATAACATAAAACATTCTGCTCAAAAATATCTAGTGCCAGCCTACGTTGATCGCTGCCACGTTTCGTACTAAGCTCCCAGAAATAGGTGTCGTCATTATCGTCAAATAGTCCAATAAATTCATCTAGCAAGTCATCTGAACAAATGTCTACAAGTTCATAACATAGTCCAAATCTAAACTCTCCTGCCTCTTTACTTGCTCTAATTTCAGCTATACCGTCAATAAATTCTTCTCTAGTCATAATTCCTCCATATTAGTTAAAGTAAATATTTCTCTCCATTCTTTGTCACACTCAAGGCAAACCATATTTAAAAACACTTTGTTAGTATCTATTTCGGGAAGCCCTGTAGATTCGCCTTGAGCTTCTTCACCACAATAAGGGCAAGTGTTACCATTCTTTATTGCTGTATTTTTAAATGGCATGTAGTGGTTCATAGTTCACCACCGAAGGTATTTTTCACTAAGTACTCAGCATCATAGATAGCGTTTCTAGTGTGCTTACGACACCAATTTCCCATTTTAGGGGACCATCTAAAACCACTCTTTTTAATTGCTTGAATGATATCTCTATCAGGTTTTTCATCGTGTTTAATAATAACTCTATCGTTTTCGATATCTATTGAGCCACCATTAAATAGAATAGGCTTGAAATTACTCTTGGCCTCTATTCTATTCTTCATTACTTGAATTTTCTTTTTAGCTTCTCTGATCTTGGTGGTGCAGTTATAAACCTGGCAATGAGTTTCAGGGTCATAACTATCAGTTCTATTGTGTTCAAATTGCTGTCTATTAGGCTTGGCCTTCTCAGTCTCAAGGTATTCCAATCTAGCAATAGCTACGTCAATTTCAGCTTCAGGGCTTAAAGTCCTAACTCTATTAACTGCTGTGAAGTATTTAGTTCTCCAATGCTCAAAATGTTTGAGCTTATTGTCTCTCCAGTCCCAACGCTTCTCGTTACGTCTATTATTGAAATTAGCAGGGCCACAAATAAATGCACTGGCACAATTAGACTGACTGTGAAAGAAATCCATTACCTTATTGATAAACTTGGATTCATAATTACCTACATTCTCACCTAGTTCTAATAGGTCAGACTTAAGCAATTCATTATAGTAGGTGAATTCCTGCGCCCCTCTTTCCTCACCATAGAACGAAATATTTCTATAACTATCGATCATTATTTGTTGATTTAACTTACTCATAATTATCCTTACTGCTGTACCATTATTATTAGTAGGAAGGTGAGTCCTATTGCTAGAATCTCACCTAATGTTATTGTGAATTGTATTGTTATCGGGTCCACTATACTTTTAGGTGTCTGAAGACATCTTGCTTAACTGCCTCATTCTCTAACATTGACCAAATGTCACTAACGCCTAAAGATAGAGGAACGATGTACTCTGTTTGGTTTACAGTCTCCAAGTCCTTACAACTTAGGTTAAACCTATGCCATAAATTAAGCAGTTCTCTTTGAGTCTCTACCTCTATTGTTAAGGTCATAGGTTTAAATTTAGCAGGTGTTACATCTAGTTTTACTCTCATTTAATGCCTCCAAGCATAAGAAATATTTATATTTGTTTGAGCACTCAAACTAATGTTTGAGTGGTAATAGCTTATAGTCACTTGGCGTTGACATAATTGCAAAGTGCAATAATCTTGCAAAGTGCAATAATGTCAACGTGAAGTCATTGTTATTTAGTCGTTAGTTTATCGGTGTACTTTTATCATTTAGGACTCCAAAACAAGTAATAACCTAGATGTTTAGGTAAATCCCACCTTACTAACTATCTGCCTCCAGAAACACAATAGAACGTACCGTTTACAATGTCAACACAATACTACACTTATTAACTACTATGTATTAATTACATGTGCACTCATTTAGCTCCTAAGCATTTAGGGTATACCTAGGCATAGGGTAAATGAGGTAGGCTTAGAGGTAAGGTACGTATATTCATAGAGTATCCATACACATAGGCAGTAGGTAGGTGCGTATATTCCTAATGAGATATGACAATGGACATATTCATTGGTGCGGAGATTCCAAGTAGGGGTAGGGGTGGTGTGGGTTGGGATACATAGAGGGTCGAACCCCCAATTGGGTCGGAGGTGGAGGGGGAGGGTAAGACCAGATGAGTAAATCGTCCAATATCTAACTCAAGTAATTTTATTTAATTAGTAAATATGTAATTCGACTATTTTTATTGACTTATAAAATCCGCTAAATTGTACTCATACTTCCTTACATTTATTTATTATCGGCTAAATTATAATATACTTTAGACTAATCTGTTTCTTCGTCCATTGGGACTCATGGAAGAGTCTCATGGACATAAACCAAAATCTATTCAACGAAAATAAGCAGCTTCGTACTCAACTTGCTAAATATAAGAAGAAGTGTAATTATCTAATTCGAGTTATTCAGAAATATAAAAAGGAGGCCTTAGATGGTAAGCGAAAGAATGGTACTACTAAACGGAGTAAGAGTCCCCCTCTCCACTATCAAAAGAAATGCAGAGTTAGAGAAAGGTAAAGCTCCTGAATCTACTGTGGGTACAATTCCTGTAGATCATCCTGATGCGGATCAAGGTGTAACTGGAAAGCCAGTTGAAACTTTAAAAGCTCGTCTAGATGCTTTACTCGAAGATAAAGATTTTGAGAAGCTTGAACTAGAACTTCCAGAGTTTGAAGAAATTGTTAAAAAGATTAAAAAGAAAGTAGACCTTATTGAGTTTGCTGAAGTCATTGGAGTAGAACTTCCAGAGGGTATGAAAATGCCTTTGATGAAGGAACTTATTTTAAGTCCCTATCAAGTAGAAGCTGAACCTGATCTTTAATGGCCAGACGGATAACCACCGGATACATTCCTAGGGAGTGGCAAAGAAAAACTCACTCCCTATTGAAACGTCACAATATCCTCGTCTTTCATAGACGGGGAGGTAAGACGGTTTTCGCTGTTAATGAGTTAATAGATAAAGCTGTTCACTTTAATAAGGTCGATCCTAAAACTGGACTTAAATTTAAAAATCCTACTTTCGCTTTTGTAGCTACTACAATTGGACAGGTGGAGAAAATTGCTTGGCAGTACTTCAAAGATTATATGAAGGATATTCCAGGTGTTAAATTTAACTCTCAAAAATTAAGAATTACTTTCCCTCACCCTAGCGGTCTTTGTACTATCTATCTATTCGGTGCTGAGAACTTTGATACTATGAGAGGGATTTACCTAGATGGTTATGTTCTGGATGAATATGCAGATATGCACCCTGATGTTCGTGACAAGGTTTTACTCCCTACACTCTCTGATAGAAAGGGATGGGAAATTATTATCGGTACACCTAAAGGGGAAAATGCTTTTAAAGAGCTTTATGACGTAGCTTGTATGGATTCCAATATGTGGTACTCATGTTTACATCCAGTAACATCTACTGATATTTTAGATGACGATGAATTGAAGATGTTAAAGCGAACTATGTCGGATGAAGCTTATGCTCAAGAATATTTATGCGATTTCAATGCAGCTCCGAGTGGAAAATACTATCAACGATATATTGACGAAGCTCGTAGTGAGGGTAGAATTACTAATGTCCCATGGGAAAATTCCTGCATGGTTTCTACTTATTGGGACTTGGGCCATAATGATTCTACTGCTATTTGGTTTGTACAGGAAGTTGGTAGAGAAATCCGAGTAATAAATTATTTAGAGGATCATGGGAAAGGTTTAGAACATTATGTTAGTGAACTTAATAAACTTCCTTACAATTATAATGAACATGTGCTTCCTCACGATGCTAACCATCACGAACTTAGTTCAGGTCGTACTCGAGTCGATTATCTCAGGGATCACGGATTAACCAATATTCGAGTCCTTCCTAAATCTATTTCAGTTAATGAGGATATCCACGCAGTAAGGCAAGTTATCCCTAAATGTTGGTTTGATTCGAAATTATGTATGCAGGGGATAAAGGGTCTTTCAGCTTATGAGAGAAAATTTGATTCCAAAACCAGGACCTATCAGGATAAGCCTCTTCACAATTGGGCCTCTCACTCCGCTGATGCTTTTAGGTACTTTGGTATTGACTATCAACCTGGATTTGGTGAAGCTGTAGGTAAGTTTAGAGAGGACTTGCACCATTCTAGCGCAGTAGAGTATGATATACTAGACTTCTAATCGTCCAAGGAGGACCAATGGGAATGTTTAAAAAACTTGCGAGGGGCGTTAAGCGTGGAGTTAAAAAAGCCGCTAAGTCCACTGTTTCTACATTTAACCCCTTTGATGATAAGTTTGACCTAGAGAAAACTGCTTTGGCCATAGGTACTGGTGGAGGCTCTTTATTTTTAGAGCAAGCTGCTGAAATAGGTGGATCAGCTCTATCGGGAGCTATAGAAGGTCTTTCAAAGCCAGAAGAGGAAGCAGATCTTGGAGCATTAGATGTTTCTGGAGATGTTGATGACGCTGCAGATAAGAGGAAAAGACTTCTTGAGGCACAACGTAGAAATGCTCCAGGCCTTAGACAGCAATCAGTTTTAAATCCAATCGTATAGGTAAATTATGGAAGACGAGAAGGCACAAGAAGTCATTAGGCGTTACACGTCCCTTAAAAGTGGTCGTACTAATTGGGACTCCAATTGGGATGAAGTAGCTAAATTCGTTATGCCTAGAAAGGATAATGTCTATGGTCAACTAACTCCAGGTGAGAAAACTGCTAATAGATTATTCGATACCGAGGCAATTAGAGCTAATGATGACCTAGCCGCTGCCCTTCATGGGATGCTTACCAACCCTTCAGTACTGTGGTTTGGGCTTTCTACCGGAGATCGTAAATTAGATAAGAATAATAAAGTGGCAACATGGCTCCATGATTCAGCCGTTAAGATGCACAATGTCCTAAATAGTTCTAATTTCCAAACAGAGATCCTAGAGGTTTACACTGACCTGGGGTCAATTGGCACCTCTACTTTGAGAATGGAAGAAGATGCTGAAGACACTATCAGGTTCTACAATGAGCAAGTGTATGAAGTATTTATAGATGAAAATAATAAGGGTGACGTGGATATGGTCACTCGTTCCTTTAAATGGAATAAGAGAAAAATCCTCCAAGAATATGGGGAAACAATTCCAGCAGAAACTAGGAAAGAACTAGAAGATGCTGAACCGGCAAAGACTTGGGAGATAATTCACGAAGTCTCACCTCGGGACGAAATGGCGAAGAAGGACGAAATAGGTCAAAAGGCAATGCCTTGGCAATCCCTTCATGTACTGAGAGATAAAGGGATTATGTTGAGAGAGAGTGGATTCCATGAATATCCTTATGCTACTCCTCGCTGGACTAAAATAAATAAGGAAAAATACGGAAGATCTCCTGCAATGAAGGTTATGGCAGATATTAAGATGGTTAATAGTATGATGAAAGTCACTATTCAATCAGCTCAATTAGCTATGTTACCTCCTTTACAGGTTCCAGATACAGGATTTTTAGCACCTCTAAAACTAGCTCCTGCCTCTAGAAACTATAAAAGAGGTGGAATGAAGGACAAAGTAGAGCCTTTATTCACAGGAGCACGTCCAGATATTGGCCTAGAAATGGTCGAAAGAGTTTCTGGGATTATCCATAGAGGTTTCTTTCTAGATAAATTCAATGTAGATCTAGGAGATCGTGCCACCACTGTAGAGGTTATTCAGAGGAGAACTGAGCAATTACGAACACTTGGACCAGTTTCAGGTAGAATGCACAGGGAGTTATTGAAGCCTGTTATTGATAGATTATATGGGATAATGGAAAGGGGAGACCTTTTCGATGAAGTTCCAGAAGAAATTAAAAAGGATAAATTAGACATTAAATACCTTTCAGCTATCGCTCAAGCTCAATTGGCTTCACAATCTGATAATATCAGTAGAGCTATTGGAGCTTCAGGTGGGGTTATCCAAATGAATCCAGAGGTTATGGACAATATTGACGGTGATGCTGTTGTCAGGAAAAACTTTGACATATACGGTGTAGATCCCTCATTATTGAGGTCTGAAGATGAAGTTAAGGAATTACGGAGGCAACGTCAAGAGGCTCAAGCAGCAGCGGCCCAACAAGAGGCAGATGCAGCTCAAGCTGACGTTATAAACAAGGTTGGACAAGTTGACGGACAAACTACCTGAAAGGGCAAAGCAAGCAGTAAAAATTCAATCCTATTATAAAATGACTTTCTCCTCTGACGAGGGGAAGGCAGTTTTGAAGGATCTCATGGAGTCATGTGGGTGTTTAGTCACCTCCTTCGTTCCAGGTGATCCTCACCAAACGGCATTTAATGAGGGAAGAAGAGAAATCGTAAATAGGATTCTATCCATGGTGGAGTCGAATCCTGAAAGATATCAAAAACTGTTCTCTGAAATAGAGGACGATATGGAGGCATTAGAATGAACAAATTACTAGCTATGTTAGTGTTATTATTGATGAATAGCAGAGGTGAAGTTGGCGCTCTTGGGGGTGACGGTGGAGAAGGTGATGGAGCTGGTGAAGGTGGTGCTGGAGGTGGCGAAGGGGATGCTGGGGGTGCTGGTTCTGACGAGCCTCCTGTTGATGCTCCTCCTTCAATATATGGGGATTTA